CGATTATTCCAAAACCTCCTGCTAATGGATGCGGCTCAAAGCCAAAATAGTTTTTATAATTGGATAATAGATCGTCTTCGTGGAACCATTCGCCAAACGGGATAGTGGTATCAAGATCGAATCCACCTGCCTGAGCATGACCTAAGAAGCCGAAATATAAATCACCAGGGTTTAATGGCACTGCTTCATCCCGCCAGCGTCCGGGGTCTGGACTTCCTGAGCTTGCGAAACCATCCGCTAATGGATGCCCTTGGTAACCGAAGTAAATGTCACCCTCTGAATAATATAAAAATCGTCCTTGCCCGACTATCGCACCGATGATATCCAACCACTCACCGGCTGCCTGATCAATACAAAAGAATATCGACATATCATTGAGGCAGTCAAGAGTTCCGTCAAGCTCTTGTCGATAAAGCCCTATAAAATCCTTTAGAACGGGGCTATCCTGATATTCTGCTATAAGCCTATCCTTTCGTTCAGCTGCATCATATAAAGGCTCGCAGCTTATCGGTTTCGCCCCAGCATCACCGGGGCGTATTATACAGGTAGCCATTATATTACCCCTATATTAACGACATCGAATCGAGCCAATTCATCAAGCTCCATGAGCACAAAATTAGCAGAGACTGGAGTAGCAATATCCACCAAAATTTCAGTAACAGTGAAGGTGGGATAACTCAATAAAGCACCATACAGCTCAGCAGAATAGACGCTTTGTCCTATGGTGTACCCTGCAAAGTTGCAATGTTCCCCATTAGCAAAATCAACGATCGCCTGCTTAATGATGTCCTCTTGTGTCTGATTCCATCCCAATAATTTAGTTATCTTGACTGATACAAAAATATCGATTAAAGCAGGTCTGTCAAATCTAATGGAATGAGGTAAACCATGTATATCATTCACCGGGACAGAAACAGCCCCATTCATACCACAGCCTAGTGATTTTCTGAAAAAGATAGTCTCTGCTATAGCCTGATCCCCTCCACCGAGAACGATAGCCCTCATGCTTTTAGCCCCTGTTCCGGTGGAATAGTCATATCGCTCTGAAGTATTTTCATAAACGATCGCCTTTTCAACACCATCAATATTGCTTAGCCCAGCCTGCATGCTATCTAAAATAGCTCGCCCAGGTAAAGCTACAGACGCATTGGATCTAATCCTGAACTCTTCGTCTGTTTCTTGCTCCGTCCCAGTCACTCCAGCTGTTGGATTATTCACTGAAATAAGCCCGGATATCGGGGTAACTATTTCACGCAGGGTATTTATTGGAACGACGATTAATCCAGTCTCGCTACAGACTATGGTTCCCAGCTCAGGCACCACGATATCGGCTTCTAGTGAGAAGGTAATATTCGGTATTCCTGAAGCAGCAAATAATGTCCCCTCGGGTATAAGAGCACCTGGCGTTCCTACTGTCTGTATTTCGACTCGAGTAGCCGTAGCCGGCTTCCTTTGAATACCTCTTATCTGACTAACCAGATCGAGCATATTCCCGCTGGAAAAAGAGGGGTTCAATCCCATATAGACAGCTTGTGCTAGCTCATATAATACGGTGATGTCCTCTGCTATTATCCCGTTTAATTGTGCTTCCGGGGTGCTCGGGTCTAGGGATAATTCCTGTCCAAAGATAAGGCGTAAGCCGGTATCCAGCTCGTTTTTGATTTCATCTAACCGCTTTATGGTTAGCCCTTGGTTACTTAATCCTGTCATGCCCCTACCCCTTGCGTCGCTGTTTGTTTCCCGCCATATACATCAATATAACTAAAATCTATAAATAATTTTCTGGTGGATGCTTTAAACGAAAGCGCTATAGATACTAATTCCACGACGCCATCGGTGCCTATTATTGTTTCTGCCACCCTGCTCTCTATTAAAGGAAAGTTAGGGTTATGTTTCATTAATTCGGTGAACCAGGGAAGCCCGGCAGATCGATCCAGAAACCACTCGTTATAATGCAGGAGCAATCTGGTCTTGACCGTTTGTAATACAGCATCACCATCACGGAGCAACCCGATGCCTGATAATTCCCGATACATATCATGCTCTCTGCTGAGCAATCCAAACACTAAGTGACTCATTGCATTGGTCCAGTTGATCCACCCGAATCACCGGCATGGATGTGAGCGTCTACGGTAATACCATTCAGAGTGAAAGTCCCAACCTGAACCATGTTACCTGTTATTTCAACATTTCCCAGCAATTTAATTAGCGGGGCTGTTAGGGATATTTCACCAACAGCGAGCACCCGGGTATCTCTACCGGAAGTTATAGTAGCATTATCCTGAGTGCTTATATTGACATGATGGCCACTGATAATATTAACGCTACCCACGGTATTAATATTGAGAGTATTGGCGGTGTATATTTCAATATCGCCATCACCATGTAATGTAATATGCTGGGTCTTCTCTTCATTTCGTATATCCAATCCATGTATATTATAATGGGGTATTCCATTCGGTTTTGAATTTACCCCGATAATAGCAAAACCATCGCTTATATCGTGACGCCTTCTTTCTGCCGGAGCCTGAACGCCGCCATGCTCGAACCAGGTATCAATAGCCCGCTCAGCAAATATAACCAAACATTCGTCACCCGCTTTTATCGGTAGGGTAATATGAAAGCCCCCTGCTGATTGCTGAACCACCGGGATATCAATAATTGGTGCTATCTCTACCGACTCACCGCCTATGTTCCGCTTAATGGAAAGCCGGACTGTTACCGTCTGCTCTTCTCTATCAAAAGCGGTTATTATCGCAGGGAGTGCTGTATGTGTATTATATAACACATTCTCTACAGCGACATCAAAGGCTTCTTTCAAGGAAAAGGTCATAAGACTATACCCTCGATTGCTGTGGTGAATTCACCCTCGATACTGGATGCATTAAAAACCACCTGCTTGACATTTATAGCCAAGGAGCCTTGCTCTAAGGCGGTGCTTTCAACAACAACCTGATCGCCAGGACGCACTTGGCTTTGCATTAAGGACAGCACTTTTAGCTTGTTCTCTTTGGTCTTATCATCGTAGTCCAGCTCAGGGCTTCTAAGCAATCCACTCGTATAGTTCAACAAGAGAGGTTTACCTAGCCGATATCCTGATCGCTTCACAATGATCAATAAACCATCCTGAATACTCCAATCTAAACCATGTTCCTTAGCTATTTGATCCATATGTTGCTTGCTATCGAGGGTATAGCTTTTCCCTCGGCTAAGAGCGCTCTGAGCGAAGCCCTTATCATCCCCAATTATTTCGAGCTCAGCATCAAAGCTGGTAGCCAGGTCTTTTAAGGTATCCCCTAGCTTGGTCTTACCAATGTAGGTTTTATTCATGGTAGCAGTCTGTAGGCTAATTCCCTTATCCCCTGCTTTTACTGTCGTTACCCACTCAGCATCATTATGTAAATGTGCCACCGACATCACATCGCCTAAGAAAACGGTGTTTATTGTTTCCCCATACCCCAGCTTTACCGAAACCAGAGTGCCTTCAGCGGCTATAAAAGCTCTGCTCGTCGGTGAGATGTTAAAGATGTTCAGCTCTAGGCTATCAGGCTGGGTAGAGTCCAGGGTTTTAGATATCCTGATCACTATTTTAAATCTTTCGTCAAATAGGCGTATATGCCCACCTTGGCTAAATACGACCTCTATCTTGCGATTAAATAGGGAGCTCACTCTTCACCCCTAAGTATAGAATTCCACTGGCTAGAGTATCTCTCTTTGGATCTGCTATTACCCCTTGTCTATTCAAGAATAAAGCGAACAGATTATAGTTAGGGGTTATCTGCAGGATATTAGGTCCTGATACAATAGCAGCACCCCCATGCAATAGATCACCGGATACATAATCATAGATATCTAAAGCCCACATCTGAGCCGTTTCATTCCATGCTATGACGAAATGTAATTCAATACCGTCTAGATTATGTAGAAAGGACTGATAAGCATCCCCTGTTAAATCAAGCTGTCGCACGTAATACCTCCAATGCTGCTGGAGCTGAAGTTAATCCCGAAAAGTTAAAGCCCTCTTTTAAATAGGATGTCGGCGGTACCTTCTTTCCTGCTATCTTTCCTGCGTCCTTTGCTCCAGCCCCTCTATCTGCGGTGGCGCTATCTGCTCCAGTCGCTGACGGCGTTTTCGTTATGAGATCGCCAAGAGTCCCTTCAAATTCAGCCGTCTGTACGATCAATACTTCCTGTAATGAGACGGTGAATCGAATATGATCCGGTGCTTGTTTATCCTGCTTAGTGGTCAGGGATACTATAGCCATATTACCATATACTTTTAGCTGGGTCTCGACTATGAATCGACCCCCCTGCTGCTGCATGGCTAACATGAGATCCCAGGCATTACGAACTTTCTGCCCGAACCCGAAATCTTTCCCGAAAGCACCACCCAGCTTATTTGCTAGCCCTGCTGCTGCTCCCTGAATTCCATAGTCGACTAAACCGAATGCCGACGAGCTGGATGTAACAACTCCCTCGATGACTAACCTCTGAGGTAGAGCAGCTATATTATCAGTGACCGACAATCCTGTTTCTACTGGATTTCGACTAATGGCAACTTCGCTGTAATGCTCCTCTGATAAGATGGTGTCAAATTCGACTCCACCGATACCATATGTCCGAGGGAAAAGGATGTTACCAATTATATTTAGTGCTGGCATTATGTGCCACCCCCTGCGCTAGATGCTATCATTCCCTCTGCTTCTGCAGAAAATACTTTTCTTGCTACTGCTTCAGCGACGGCTTCGTCATTATTAACTCCGGTGATATTAAATGTATTCGTCTGCTGCATATTGGTAGCCGGGGCTGCTTGGTTTGGAACTGCATCAGGATTAGGGACAAAAGAGCTTCCAGTCGCCGTTAGTGGAGCAGGCTGAGCCCCGCTCGCGGTATCCTCACCAAGACCAAATAGGGACGCAATTTTAGAAGCAGCTGCACTAACCCCCTTTAGATCAAAGGTGAATGCACTCGCTATAAGCTTACCAAGAGCACCGGCTAAGTTAGTTATGAGCATGATACCATCAATCACCGACTGCTTTAAATTATCCCACCAATCACTAATATCATCTAATGAGTCCAGAACCGATTTAACCGATTGATCCCACCAGATAGGCAGCTTATCTAAGAATGCTTGAACAGATGCTTTGAATTCGTCAAACGGTCCTAACCAAGCCCCTATTAATGAGTCGCCACCTTCCATCCAGACATAGATGTCCTGAAGCAACAATGCTACTGCGGCTATAACTATAAGCCAAGGGAAAAAAGAAAGCATGATACCCCGGGATAGCAGCAACACCGCTTTTAAAATAGGCGGCCACAACCCTAAAGCCCCGGCTATACCTATGATAATAGGCACCACGGCAAACCCCAGCCACTTAAAGAAATCGATAATGACAGAAAATACCTGAGCTACGAACTGGACTGCCTGAGCCATCTTGGTCAATGCCCAGATAAGACCATCAACCATTGACTCTAAATTCTGAGATATGATGTCCCGATTTATTTTATACCATTCTTTGAATAGGTTCATGACCTTATTCAAGGGGACGAACAGCTTAGCCCCGAGCAATCTAGATAAGCCCTTTATAACGACCCACATTTCGGTCATTAGATCAGTGAATTTAACGGCATTCTGGATGTCGTCACCGGACATCACTCCACCAAGTGCTCTGAACTCTTCACGCATGGCTAGAATGGCTTCTGATCCCTCACCTAGCATATTGACCATCGCCACCCCTTCTGAATCAAAGAGGCGCATTGATAATCTTACTCTGTCGGCTTGGTTCCCGACCGTTGCCATAGAATCAGCTATAACCAATAGCTGCTGATCCGGTGACATCTTATTCAGCTTGGTTGCCGATAAACCGAGTTCTTCTAAGGCACCTTTGGCTTCCCCTTGTCCCTTAGCTGCTTCAGATATCCGACGAACCATACGCTGGGTAGCCATATTGAAAGTTCGCACTTCAATTCCGGCTAATTTAGCTGCGTGCTGATACTCCTGCAGCTCGTCTGTTCCAATACCTAATTTACTGGCGGTCTTGGATATAGAATCCCCATAGCTGGCTGCTTCTGCAGCTAGAGCACCTAAAGCAGCCCCGGCAGCCACTACAGCTGCATTAACGGTGGCAGCAGCCCTGGCTAAAGAGGCTAAACCAGACTTAGCCGTTCCTAGCGACGCTGCATCGGTGGCATACCCCAGTTTATATATTAGCTTATCAATGACTTGCATGAGCTCTTCTTTCTAGAGTGTTAAAAACGGCTATGCTTTCGTGCATATCAAGTAGGTCTTCAATCGAGTAAATAGTCTCTAACTCGTGAAGCGTGCAATATCCTTTATGTATCGGTGTCCATAGAAAGAGATCGATATTTAATTCTTCTACCTCTTTCTCAGATATTAGCGGCTTATCCTTACTGTTTAACCAGCTAGGGTGCCGCCTATCTTTTTTAGCAATGAACCCAGGTTCAATTTAACCCATTCGGCAAAGATAGCGTACATTAATTCTGATCCGTCGATGTCCTCAAACCTATCTAGATCATCTAGGTGCTGCACCTGCTTACCATCGACTACCACCAATCCATTAGTCAGCTGAGAATCAATAAAGTCAACTATTTCATCGACAGACTCCCCACTGTTAAATGCTTCGGTGAATGCTTCAGTTAGTCCACGCGTCTGCTCTTCATCACTACCACCAATGGCAGAGGTAATTTTACCAACTGCCGGTGATATGAAACGAATAACCTGCCCATGTGACTTTAAAGCTGCCTTTGCGGACAGCTTCATTATCTTAACTTCAATACCGAGAAGCTTTATCTTGACTTTCTTTATCATAATTGCTCTAGTATCCTGGTGGCTATAGCATGACTAAGCATCTGCTGTGTAGTCCCCTTTTCAAGATTATGAGCCCAGCCATTATCAAGCAAGGCACGACGGACTAAAGACGAATTAGAAACCAAGGTCATTCGAGTAAAGCGAACGATAGGATTAAGCCCGTCATCGACTTCAATAAATTCACCCCCGGCTTTAGCCGTGGCACCACCACTTGGAGCAACCACTGTTCCCGGAGCTACTCCAGTATCTGTAGTAACATCCAGAATAACCACGGCATTACCGAGGTCGCTTAATCGCTTATCTGTCAGCATCACTAACCCGCTGCCATTGTCAGTGGCGGTGTGATTTGCTCCAGCCGCATTCACTAGATTAGCCAGCTCTTGCCCGATTGACCCGACTGCTGCTCCTGCTCCCGGAATGAATGAGATATCAAGACCATCTATAGTGAAGCCCACTACACCGTCAGGTATCGCCGCTCCAACTCCAACTTGATAAGAGCTAAGAGCAGCACCACCGACTACGGGTGGCACCACAATAAGAGTCGCTGTTAAATCTGTTAATAATCCCATCTTAATTAACCCTCGTTCCGAAGCCATGACCAATAGTCACGTCCATACTTAAAAATGTCCATTCGACTGTATTTGCTCCAGCCCCTCGAACCATTGAAGGTTGCCCCTCAATAACCGTTCGCATACAAGCCGCTCGAGCGTCAGAGCCTGCTTCTGTCATGATCAGAGGACCGGAAGCAATAACCCCTGCTTCTGTCGCTGCTTGCTTCAGAGTCAGAAACTTATTCGTCTCGCTATTCTGCAGCAATCTAACTGTTATCATTCCAGACTTATCGGCAGACTGAGTAAAGACGCCATCGCCTTGCATGCCCACGAGCTTGGTCATGGTCTTAACTGATCGTTCTATTTGTATAGCGTCATCACCATCAGCAAACCCCTGGAATTGATGCCCCAAGTAATTTACTGATACATTCTGAGCGCTATAGCTTGATACTTCTTTAGCCATTATCGTTCCTTTTTTAGTCTAGTGTTAAAGTGCCGTTGATGGTCACTGCATGAATTGCTCCGGCTAACCGGGCTGTAAATTCGATATCCGGTGCAATTCTGTTAGCCTTATCAGTGGCTGATACATCGATTACTGGAATGTGCCAAATAGAGTAAGCAGGTAGAATATCCCCATTCTCGTCTACTCTTGAAGCAAGATAACCGTTGGTCTCGAATTGACCTAAAGCACCCTCGACTTCAGCTTCTAATCGCGCCATCCCTAACTCAGTATAGGCTACCTTGGTAGACACTCTGGATAATAGACCAAATACTCTGACTCGGATCTCTTCAGCCAAAGCAGCGGCACCATGAATTTCATCTAACCAACTACCGCCAGAAGTTCGACCTGAATCAAACATTCTGATATTGGCTGTCTCATAAAAGCTGTTACCAAATTTACCATGAATCTGAGCCAGATTATCAGGGGCTAAATTTTCGGTAATGACTCCCGGCATATCTTTGAATTTCTGGGTCTTGACTGTATCCGTTCCACGGAATGAAGTCGTTGCTAGAACACCGAAAGCAGAAGCACTAATATAAGCATCAGGATCATTGCTATAGACTACCTGAACTGATCCATACCCAGCGGCTTTATATCTGAACATTATAGATGTGACATCGACTGGATCGAGAACAGTTATATCAGCCGTCTGAGCGACAAATACTCTGTCGTTTGCTCCAACCCAAGCGGCTACATTATCGGCTTCGGTAGTATCGTTAATCCCTTGGCTGACAATGACACAAAAGAAGTCAGAGTTAATAGTCAACATATCGCTAAGAGCATCAGCCAGATTTTCCCCAGCCGTTGCGTATATGTCATCTGTTCCACCGCTAGGCTGAATGGTCACCTCGGTGATATCAACAGGTGTTTGCGTTACGGTGAATACGATACCATTTCCCACTACTCCCTCAAGAACAGAAACGATATCAACTACCTCTAAGCTAGCGATTGCCGTATGGGTAGAACCTTGATTGATCTCAAGAGCAAGCAAGGTTGCTATCTCTGCCGCGGTTGTTCCTGCTATCGCATCTACTCCACCTGCTGGAGCTGTAATAGAGGTTATAGCCCCTGTATCGGTGCTTATATCAGTGAATAGAGCAGCATTGCCAGCGGTTCCCGGAGTGACTGCTGTAATCGTAAGGACGCCCAGAGCATTAACCGCTGTATGGGTAGCCCCTAAATTAATGGCTGTTTCTAAAGCTGTCCCGACGATATCAGCTGTGTCAGATACGAGCGGGGTAACAATATAATTAACACCATCAATGGCTAATCCAACATCACCATCACCGACTGCAACTGTTCCGGTTATATCGAATACCCCAACGGCATTGGCTGCTAAGACAAGACCACTTATTCCACCGACAGGATAAAGAACACCATCAATATCTAAAATAAAATTATCTGTTGAAGCTGCTATACCGGAAAGAGTAATTGATCCGGCTGCATGGATACCTTGAACAAATGGTGATCCTTGTAATATCTCACCGACAAGGAAATCGACCGGACTTGGTAATTGAGAATAATACGACAATGCCGCCTTATATGGCTCACTGCCGGCAGAATGGTCGAGCGCTACGGAAGCCAAGGAGGTGTAGCCCTTGATTCTATTGGTTACTGTTGCTACTGGATCAAGAAATAAAAGCGATCCAAAACCACGCTGTGACGGCGCTCTGGTTTCTCTGCTTATCTGGACATTGATACCAGCGTCCTGAATTGAAAGCGACATTATAGTACTCCTCTTTTATGTTTACAATTATCATTATGCCAGCGCGTTATCGTTCCTTTATTAAAAGAAGTGGTTCCGCAAACTGAACAAGTACTTAGTATTCTTTTTTCCATCATATTTTCTCTAGCTTTAGCTATTCTTTCCGGTGTATAGGTAGCGCCTTTCGGGCGTGGGTTCTTTTTAAAATATGCTTTAGTTCCGAGACTTATCTTTTCTTTCGTTTCATCATCCCGGCTGACTCCCTTTCCAACGTGGATATGCTTGGTGTAATATTCTTTTTTAGCCTTGCTCGTATTCGCGGCATGTCCGGCTGGCTTCTTTCGTCCCTTGTGAAAGAGGCTTGCTGCTACCGCATTACAAGCACTGGCTATTCTTTTTTCTAGCGCGGTAAAAACATAATCAGCATGCACCTGTCGGATTATATTAAAAACGGCATGTCCGCTGATATAATCAGTATGTATTTTAAAGAGCAGTAGATGAGCCAAAAAGTGTTCCTTAGAAGAGAGAGCTACTAAATTACAGGCTACATCAGCCCCGCCATAACCTAAGGGTATTATATGGTGCTCTTCTGTATAAATGCTCCTCTTACTCATTTGCTGTCTGCTTAAAATTAAATTTCTATATAAATATTTATAGTCCATATAATTCTCCAATTATATACTCAAAAATAAAAAAAAAGCTAACAGTATGCTGAGTAGGCATATTTTCGGGTGCGTGCCCTAGCTAGCTTTATACCTCTGTTATGGTTTCGTTTACAATTTCTAGTCCGGTGATCGCATCTGTTCCAATAACGGTTACCTGACCAATTGTCGGGATATCTATCTTTTCAACTGATAGCCTATTCAAGAAGAGGCTAAATACTACCCTATTCTCATATTCTTGTTGCAGGATCTGCGGTAGACTTATGCTCTGAGTCACTCGCACGAATCCGAAATTATATTTCTGGGCTAATTCTATTTGCTGATTGCTAGCCAGCATTGCTTTGAAGGTCTGAGCCCTCGATAAATTCTGATCGCCTCGGATATCGATATCAATGGTAAGCACGCTCCGATACAGCAAATGCTCCTCTATAAATTTACCAGAGGAGCATTTGCTGTATCGGAGCGTGCTTACCA